CGTCGATGCTGGTGGATGGCGCTCTCGCAGGCGAACTCTCAGCGATCAAGGAACTACGGGACACACTGGACGGCAGACCGCACCAGAGCATATCTGGCCCGGACGGAGGAGCGTTAGTAGTCATCCAGGCTTCGCGCCTTGACGAAACCATTTAGTCTGACGCCAGCACAAGAAAGGGCACAGGCAATCTGTGCCAGTGACGCCAGTCATGTCATGCTGTTCGGTGGATCACGTAGTGGCAAGACCTTCCTCCTGACCCGCAACACCATTCTAAGGGCGCTCAAGGCTCCCAAATCCCGGCACGCCATCCTTCGTTTCCGCTTCAATCACGTCAAGGCGTCGATTGTCTTGGACACGTTCCCCAAGGTCATGAGTCTGGCTTTCCCGGGCGTGCAATACACCGTAGACAAGACCGACTGGTACGCCAAGATGCCGGGTGACAGTCAGATATGGTTCGGTGGCTTGGACGATAAGGAGCGCACCGAGAAGATATTGGGACAGGAACACGCCACCATCTACCTGAACGAGTGCAGTCAGATCCCTCAATCGTCCCGGGACATGGCAACAACCCGTCTAGCGCAGCAAGTGCAGCAACATATGGAGGGCCGCGCCTCAAGCCCCCTCAAGCCGCGCATGTTCTATGACTGCAATCCGCCCAGTAAAAACCATTGGGCGTACAAGCTCTTTGTCCAAAAGGTTGACCCAGAGACAAAGCAGCCATTGAGCCAGCCGGCCGACTATGCGTCGATGCAGATCAACCCTAACGACAACGCCGAGAATCTGCCGTCGGGATACATGGACACTCTCGCTGCATTGGGTCCGAGGCTGCGCAAGCGGTTCCTTCTGGGCGAGTTCGCGGATGCTACGCCGAACCAGCTATTCCTTGACGAAACGATAGAGAAATGGCGCGTTGTGGATGGTTCGGTGCCGGACTTCGTGCGCATCGTCGTGGCCGTCGATCCGTCTGGCTCTGGCGATGTAGACAACGCCGACAACGATGCGATAGGCATTTCAGTGGCTGCGCTTGGCGTGGATGGTAACGCCTACGTGCTGGAGGATTGCACCGTCAAGGCCGGACCGGCAACCTGGGGCAAGGTGGCCGTGGATGCCTGGGAACGCCACGCCGCGGACGTGATTGTGGGCGAGGACAACTACGGCGGAGCGATGGTTCGTCACACCATCCAGACCGCACGGAACCGCACGCCGTACAAGTCAGTGAGTGCTACACGCGGCAAATCGGTACGCGCAGAGCCAATCTCCGCCCTTTACGAGCAAGGCAAGGTCAGACATGTCGGCTACTTCCACGAGCTTGAGGATGAACTGTCCGGATTCTCGACCGTCGGGTTTATGGGTGGCTCCAGCCCTAACCGTGCGGATGCGCTGATCTGGGCATTGACCGAACTATTCCCCGGCGTGGTGGCAGGCAAGAAAGAAAAGAGAGTACGCACTCACGCTCATGAATACGCTGGCGCATCAGGGTGGATGGCATGAATCCAGGGCTTCGACAGCACAAGTCAGCGAGCCTCAGGATTGCCCAGCCCACTGGCTTGCCGGAGACCATGCAGGACGGTATCTCCGAGATTCTATCGGTGCAGTCCGGCAACCAGCGCAAAGGCCATGCGACTGCGCTCATGACACAGGTGTGCAAGGAGGCGGACCAATTGCATCAGGTATTGCTGCTTCGCGTTCAGGCATTCGATGACGGGATCGGAAACGATCAATTGCTCAAGTGGTATGGCAAACATGGCTTTGCTGTACTGCAAAACGAGCCTGTCCTATTGATGGCAAGGCAACCCAAATGATTGACGACGAAGACAGCGAAACAGCACCAAGGACCGATGAGGACATTCTTGAAGAGGCCCGGGAGAACTACGAGACCTGCTGTTCGTCGGACTCTGAGTGGCGTGCGGCTGCGGTTACAGACCTGACCTTCCTTTCTGGCGGTGATGCCCAATGGGATGCAAGGGCAGTGCAGGCAAGGCGTGCTGATGGCCGTCCGGTCATTACCATCAACCAACTGCCCACGTTCCTGCACCAGGTCACCAATGACCAGAGAATGAATACGCCGTCTATCCATGTTCACGCCGTGGGAGCAGACGCCGACGAGGAAACCGCAGAGATCAGGCAGGGCATGATTCGGCATATAGAGTACGACTCCAATGCCGACATCGCCTATGACCGCGCCGTGAACAACGCGGCGACGATCGGGGCGGGATACTGGTACCTGGACACCGAGTTCGAGTCCGATACCAGCTTTGACCAGAAGATCATGTTCCGCTCGGTCAGGAATCCGCTGTCTGTGCGGATTGATCCTTTGGCGACCGAGCCTGATGGATCTGACATGCGCTTTGCGTTCATCGAGTCATTGATGAGCCGGGACGACTTCAAGCGCCAATATCCCGACGCTGACGCCAATGATCCTACGTGGCTATCGGGCGGCGAGTATTCCAAGTGGCTGATGGCCGATTCCGTGCTGGTGTGCCGGTACTGGTACATCGAGACCGAGACCGCCACCGTCATTCAGCTATCCAATGGCGAAACGGGATGGAAGGACAAACTTGTTGGACTTCCTCCAGGCATTCAGATCGTTCGTGAGCGCGAAGGAACCCGCAAGCGCGTGATGCTGTGCAAGATCACGGGCGTCGATGTGCTGGAAAAGACCGAGGTCAAGTGTCGATGGATTCCCGTCTTTCCGGTCTATGGTGACGAGATCGACATCGAAGGGACCATTAATCGGTACGGCATCATTCGCAACGCACGAGGCCCAGCACAGGCGTACAACGTCATGATGTCCGGCGCGACCGAGGAAGTTTCACTTCGCACCAAAGCGCCATATATTGGCGTGGCTGGGCAGTTTGAGGGATTCGAGGACAATTGGGCGCAGGCCAACGTACGTACGTTCCCCTATCTGGAGTACAACCAGATCAGCGAGGATGGACATCCCGCACCGCCTCCGCAGCGTCAACCGATGGCCGACATTCCAAATGGCATGCTGGCAATGGCGATGCATGCGGCGGATAACGTCAAGAAAACGACCGGCCTATTTGATTCGAGTCTGGGTGCAAGAAGCAACGCCACGTCCGGCATTCAGGAACGCGCCCAGCAGCAACAGGGCGACATGGCGAATTATCACTACGCCGACAACCTGAATCGCTCCATCTTGCATTGTGGTCGGTGCATTAACGACATGATCCCGCATTACTACGATGCGGAGCGCGTGGTCAACATCATGCGTCCGGATATGTCGATTGATTCCAAGACCATCAACAAGCAATTGCCAGAACCCATGCAGGACGAGGAAACCGGCGCCATTGTCAGCGTCTTGAACGATATGACGGGCGGAGAATTCACCGTGACCGTATCGGCTGGACCGAGTTTCACCAGCATGAGAGAAGAGGCGCAGAACTTCTTTGCCTCGGCCATGAGCGCGGCCAAAGACCCGGCAACCAATGCCATCGTGACCTATCTGGCGATGCGGAACAGCAGCGCTCCAGGGGCGGACGAGGCGACGGAAATGCTCAAGACCTTGCTACCGCCGGCCGCCAAAGCGGTACTGGATGACGGCGAGAAGGAAGGCGGACAGAAGCAGCAGATGGTCATGACGCCTCGCGGTCCTGTGCCTGCCGAGCAGATACCGCAGATCATGGGGCAGTTGGAGCAGCAGATGCAGCAAATGCAACAGGCTTTGCAACAGTCAGACGCCACGAAGCAGCAAGCGGAAGCCGCCAAAGCCCAGGCCGAGGCGATGCGCCAGCAGAACGAGCAAGACGCCTTGCAACTGGACGCACAGCGGGTACAGATCGAGCAATACACTGCCCAAACCGAGCGCCAGAAGATGGAAACCGACGCCAAGGCCGAGCAAGCCGCTGCATTATTGAACGCTCAGAAACTCCAGATTGAGCAGATGCAGGCGCAGGCGGATATGGTCAAGAGTGCGGCGGAGAACATTCGCGCCCAGATCGAGGCCGATACCGCGCCAGAGGAAAAGGCCAGTGTGCCGAGTCTTGAGGACATCGCGCAGTTGATTATTGCCAGCCGCCAGCCGATTGAGGGCATGCAGATCACGGCGCCGAGCGGTGGCGTGTATTCGGTGCGGATGCAATGACACTTTCCATCACGCATCCGCTGACCGCGATTACGCCAGATAATCCGGCTTACGAGATTAACCCTAGCAACTGGAACGCTTCTCACACCATAAGCGGCGCAACTGCCGCGCAGATCGTGTTTGGTGCTGCTGGCGGGGGATTGAGTCAGAGTGCCGATCTGTCGTGGGACGATACCAATAAGGTATTGAGCCTTGCCCCGTCAAGTTCCAACCAGATTAAGGTATCAACGCCGTCTCCGGGACTCTACATTGGCCCCAACAGTCCAACGCTGGGGAATTCTGGTTCCGGTAATGGTGGCATTTACATAGGCTCCGTCAACACCGGAATTGGGGCGGGAGACGTCAGGAACATATTTGGAATTGGTAATCAAAACTATTTCACTACAACGGCCGGTCCAACCGTCGTCATCGGCACAAATAGTTTACTGACCAGCACTAATCAAAGTGTTGTAGTGGGCGGAAACAACGCCGTGACGAAAGGTGTTTCACTGTCCACTATTGGATCGTTCAACACCGTCAATGCCGGAGGTGTCACAGGAAGCATTCAGGGAACGGTTGTTGGGAACAGCAACAGCATATCCACTACAAGCGGGTCATTGCTTGAGTTCAATGTGTTTGGAGACGGTAACACTTATTCCGCTGGTGATCCTGCAGGACTCGAAGTTGTCGGTCAATTTCTTGTCCTAACAGGGCGTACTGGAAAGTTTCAAACCATTGTCGGGCAAGGCGACGGAGCAACCGAAGCAAATAACATCATGATCGTGGCGGATTGGGATCAATCTGCCGTGTTGACTGGACCAGCAGGGAATTTTCAGTTCTTCAATCTCACGCCATCAATTGGCGGTGGCTCTGGCGTCATTGGAATATCCAACAGAACAACTGCACCAACCAGCAACCCGTCGGGCGGTGGGATTCTCTATTGTGAAGCAGGTGCCCTTAAATATCGCGGTTCTGGCGGAACCGTTACAACCATAGCGAACGCATAAATGAGCATTGCACTTCCTCCCGCAGCACAGCCACTCAATGTGAGTTTGACCATTGGTGTGAATGCCGCGCCCTACTTTACTCAGTGGTACGCGGATAACAAACTACCCACCGAACAGCCGGGCGACTTTCTAGTGCGCATGATCGGCCCGAGCGTGGTGGACTACGTTGCACAGAAGTCAGTCAAGACGCAATCGGATGTTTTTAAAGCCTACCAGCAGTCCGTACAAGCGGAACTGCAATCTATCAAAGCAGCACTCTAAGGAGCATTAAATGGCCGGTCAAGGATTGATGTATTCAGCCAATATCAGCGGCGTTTCGTCTGGTACGGCGTCAACTGATGTAATCGTGCTGGGTACGAGTTCGGCTGTCCCGGTTCTCATCCATGAGATTCGTATGACGAGCGCAGCGACAACTGACGTGCGCCTCAACCTGCAAATCTGCCGTCGGTCTACTGCCCCCACGGGCGGCACTACCGTCACAGCACGCGCCCTCAACAGCCGTAACACGGTTGCTGCGGCGACGACCGTGACCTCTCTTCCGGCCACCCCCGGCACGATTGGAAACATTCTGGAAGCGGAGCAATGGTCGGTGCTGGTTCCGTACTCGCGCATCTACACTCCTGATGAGCGTATTTACATTCCGATCTCTGGATTCCTTGCGTTGTTCTTCGCAACGGCTCCCGGCTCTGCTTCGACGATCTCTGCTGATGTTTTCTTCGAAGAACTGTAATGGCAGGTCAG